AAACAATCCTCATCGTATTACCTCCAGGTATTCTCTATCTGTCTCAGAACGTACGAGCCATAGCTCTTTTCGTGCTCTTGTAGCACCTACATAAAAGACTCTGTGTTCATCGTCAGGGTTGCTAATTAATGCTTCTTCGGACTTTCTCGATAGATCCAAAAGTAAAACAACATTGTCTGCCTCTCCACCTTTAGCTCCATGTATCGTAGAAATTTCTATCTGTGGCTTTTGCCAAATGTTTATACCTCGCTTCATGAGCTGTCGGACATACATCACTTTACCATACGGTATTTTGTCTAATGCTTGATACCATGTAGCTGTCTTTTGAATTAATAAACCGTGTTGAAACATCAGTTTTTCATAATCAAACTTTTCTTTATCATCTAAATTTTTAAGATTTTTATAGTTACGTTGAACACCAATACCTGATGACATGTATTCATACATGGCTTTAACACCATCCAAACCAACACTCTCACCCTCTGATATCTTATTCCAAGATGCAATGGCGTGTTTCAATTTATCAGCTATGCTACTTTGTCCAAACCGTGCGTAGTAGTAACCCTGTTCCAAGAAGAACTTCTCAACTTTATTAAGTATGTATTTAGTCCTTGCGAGTACAAGCCACTGTTTATCTTTGTACGGGATTGCTTCATGTGAATAGACTGTAACGACTTTGCCCTCTTCGTCTTTAGCTTCCCATTCTTTCTCGACTCTATCTCTGATTTTTCGAACGATCTTGGATGCCACGAAGTGATGGGATTTAGGTATTCTGTAGGATTTATTGAGTACGACAGAAGTGCCAGGATAAGACTGAAATGTATTAACATCAGCCCCAGCCCATTTAAAAATAGCTTGGTCGTCATCACCTGCAATATAGGCTCTTTTACATTTAGATATGAGGTTTGTAATAACTTGCCACTGTACGAGCGATAGGTCTTGCGCCTCGTCAACGATGATTACCTCTATATCTGGCCATATGTCAGGTCTAAGATTAAACTCTAACAGCATGTCAGTAAAGTCATATAATTTTCTATTTTTTTTGAATTCTTTAAGATACTCCGCAATCTGTTCTAGTTTTCTCCAACCGCCTACAATGTGTCCAAACTTAGAAAAAGTTTCATATAAACCCACTCCTGTAATTCTGGATAAGTCAATAATTTTTAAATAAGGATCTTGTTGTATAAAATTACCATCATCATCATGTATATCTTTTGGTGCTAGATCTACTTTTAAAGCATCTGATATTTCAATGTAATGTTTTGGTTTTAGTACATCATTCGTAGATAGACCTAAACATTGAAAAGCTAAACTATGTATTGTTCTAAAGTATTTAAAATCTTTTTGATCAAGTTTAAATTTATGTGCTGCTCTACTAATAGCTTCACTTGCAGCTTTCTTTGTATAGGCAACAAAGGCTACATCTTCAGGTGTTAAATTCTTTTCTAACTCTTCTTCTACAATATTAAGTAAGTATGTTGTTTTACCTGTGCCTGGTGGTCCGTAGATCTTTTTTATTTTAGAATGGGACGTCATCTTTTACCTTAGGTACATTTAATTTAGACTCATCTTGTGGTTTAGGATCAGGTATAAAAAATAAATTCTTCACAGTATTTTTATTAATTCTAAATTGTTTAGAATCTCCACCTTTGTCTCTAATTAAAGAACCCATTTGAGTTGTTGAAAACTCTTTAAACTGAATCTTACGCATATATCTTTCCAGACTTGATAATTGAAAATATATTTTACCATCACTCTTCCAAACACTGTGGTTTAATACATCTTCAATGTCATCTGCAATAGCTTGATTATATAAAAAATCTTCTATGTGTGAATAGAAACGTCCTTCTCTCGTCACTTCTTTAGGCATCTTAATAATTTCACAGGTTTCTAGTAATTCTCTCATACGAGCTTCATAATCTCTTTTAGACATCTCTACAGGCAGGCTAGTATGTGTCTCCAATACTTTCTTTCTAAACAATCGTTGATCCATTAGTTCATCTGTAGTGACCGTGATCCGTGAGCCGTCTACATCTAAATGCCATACTGATTCATCAGACTCTAACTTTGTGAGATTAGCAATGTCCATTGCCACATCATCTCTGCCAATACCATATTTTCTTACTCGACACTTCGTGCTATCACAATGTGAACGCATCGGTACGTCCTTACACTTGTAGCCATATTCTTTTTTCTCGTGTTGATCTATCTTGAGCTTAACTTGATCGTAACCCATCGGTGGTTTGCAGTACGCTGTGTTAAATTCCATGACTTTGTTTTGCCACTCACCAGGTCCATACTTCTTTTTTGCATAGACACAGTAGTGAAATACCACATCATCCCTCGATCCTTCAAAAATACCCATGTTTTGCATGATTTCTATGCATGGAGGGCCGTCAAAAGTGGTCTTTTTCTGTTTTAAAGGCTTTACAGATAGGTTTTGAAGTTGGTCGTGTGTGATTGCCTTCTGAGAAACCAAATTGAAGAACTCATCAAGCGTTAAGGACTCTCCTTTTTCGTCCATAGCGTATCTTCCGCTCATGTCTCCCTTAAAATAGGGTAAGTTGAGAAAGTTTCCTGTGTCACCACGCTCCGCATTGAGTGATTCTTGTTTTGGAAATATCTCGCAGTCAGCAAATCCTAACACGGAAGCTATCTCTGTTAATTTTTTAATAGCATCTTTGGCAGGTACAGGTTCTGTAAAGAATATGAAAAGATGAAATCCTCCCGATTTAGATCGGCAAGGTATAATAGGTAGATTTAATTTTGTATATTTAGTAATTGTCTTGCGTACATCAATTGAGTAATCGTCAACATCAATACAAGACCAAGAACATGTATTATCATCACGTATCGGAATAATTCCAAGGCTTGGATCATTTCCTTCGACATGGTCTCTCCAATGTTTGTCAGTAACTTCTTCTTTAAGAATATATGCCTTACCACCGACTTTACCGCTTTCTTTAGTTTCACCACGATAAAATACGCCATGGGCTCGGCTTAGACCATTGAAGATCTGTTTTAATTTTTGATACGCTTCCATATGTGAAAGGGGGCCGAAGCCCCCTAGCCCTTAAAAAGGATTGTCGGTGTCTGGTTTATCACTTCCAGAACTTTCGCTCGCCTGTTCATAGTTGACCTCAACAGATCCCTTCTTCACGGCGTTATGAAATCGTTTACCTTCTTCGTATTGACTAGCCGAAACGACTTCACCTCTTCTTATGTCCCAGCTATACCAGTCACCTTTGTCATTTGACTGAGGCTTAGTTGTAAGCACATAGGAGTAATACCAACTAGGAGGATTGATGATTTGATCACCATTCTTCACCTTAGCCGACATCACAAGACTGTTCCATTTTCTTGATTTAGATAGTCCACTCACTTTCATGGATAGGAGAACTTGCGATGTAAGTCCTTCACTGTTTGTAAGGAGGCAGTAGTGATTGTGAGTTCTTTCTAAATATGTACCCTCTGGAAGCCTAGATTTACCCTCAGCGTCCTTTTTTGTTTTATCCCAAAGAGGAGTATCCACAGGGTGAACGATGGGAGCAGAGGAACCAGTTCCTCTATCGGACCATTCTAATGCAACAGGTTCGAAGTGACATGGTATAACTGTAACACCTTCAGTACCATCATAGAGTTCTTCTGTGACAGTATTGAAAACCATACCTTCTTCTGCACCATCAACATACTCACTCTTTTGTTTTTTTGTCTGCGGAGACATAGAGCTAAGTATTTTCAAGAAAGGTATAGCAGTCGTGTTCATATCAACAACGGCTAAACCTAAACCTTGGTCTTGTGCGACCATACCAAGATCAATGGTAGGGGCGGCAACGGCAGAAGCTTTCTTTGTTGCTACTTCCTGTTTTTTTGTTTGTTCATTCATTATTTTTTTCCTTTTGTTATTTTAGTTTCTGGACGTATGAAGATCCCAAAGAGATCATCAGGGTCCGTTAATCCCTCTTCGTGGCGCTTTTTTAGGGTCGCCTTCAGTGTCGAGGGGTGCACTGATTTTTTCACGTTAGGGGTGATACCGAAGTTCTGTTCTATATATCCAGCTAAATCTCCAGCCATATTGTCTTCACCCGTTCCGAAACTTGTTGAAACTTGATTCTTGATTATATCACCAAGATCATTATTTCTTAAATAATCTAATGCTTCATCTTCTCTTGTCTTAGGTATTCTACAATGAAAGCCTTCTTTGACAGTTACTTTACTGCCATCTTTCATGGTTGTTTCATTGATACCTAATTCTTGCATTTTTGTTGGAATTGTTTCACCAGAAAGTATATCTCTTTCTCGTCTTAATTCTTTCATTGTCTCTTCCATATTTTCTATTTCAGAGTCTAAATCTAATTGTCGTTGAATAAGTTTAGATAATCCTGTTAGATCATCATCTTGAAGTTTCTTTAAATCACCTGCATCTTGTTTCAGATCATCAAAGTCTATTGTGTTAGCCATATTACCTCCTTTATAGAACAGCTTGGGAGGCCTAGTTGTTTCACCTCCAACTTTCGGGATACAGATAAACATTGCTCTACCCTACTCGTACCTACTCATGATAGCCTCAGCTAGTTAGCCCTACTCTATCACCCCTGTGCGTTACGCCTCTGTTAAAAACGTTATTCCGCCACAAGCTATAAGTGCCAGCTAAGCACTTAATTGTTCGTTAAAAAAGTTATACTTGAAATCCTAACAAAATGCAATATATTATTTCTATATGGCTAACTTTTTTTTGAAGGAACCTTTTCTTCATCAACTTAAAGCAAGACGAATTTGTCATGATAGAAATATCAACAATTTCGCCTACTTGATGGAAATGGGCACAGGTAAAACTATAACAGCAATCATGGATTTGATGATATTGCATCATGAAAAAGGTGTGGATAACTGTGTAATCTTTGCACCGAAGTCCGTGTATCGTAATTGGTATAAAGAAATTACAGAATTTGTTGCACCTGAAAAAACAAAATATGCAATTAGTACGTGGGACCCTAGTCTTAAAGATCCTGTTACTAAAGCTAAATTAACAGATTTATTAGAAAAAAGTATTGTACCACTTAATATTTTTTTGATGAATATAGAATCTATCTCATCACCAAAAGGTGTAAAGTTTTTAGAAAAATACCTTAGTGTACAAGATAAAAAGAAAACAATGATGATTGTTGATGAAAGTACAACTATCAAAACACACAATGCTAAACGTACAAAAAACTTAATTAAGTTGACAAAAGATTTAAGCTATAAAAGAATTTTAACAGGTACACCTATTACTAAATCACCACTAGATATTTATACACAGTTTGCTTTTCTTGACCCTAAGATACTTGGTCAAACTAATTACTATGCTTTTCGTGCTCGCTACGCAAAGATTGTCAATAGACCTACGTCAGGTGGTCGTCACTTCCCTTTGATAACAGGCTATCAACGTTTAGATGAATTAGAAGAAAAGATTTATACTCATGCTTTCCGTGTCAAGAAAGAAGAATGCACGGACCTGCCTGAGAAAATATATATGAAAAGGTTCATACCTATGAGTGAGAAACAACTCGTAGCTTATGAATCATTGAGAAGAAACGCAATGTTTATTTTCAATGACAAAACAACGACATCTGTGAACCGGCTCTCACAGATTGTTAAGTTGCACCAGGTATGTTGTGGATTCACTATTAATGATAATGGTGAAATCCACGACGTGCCTAACAAACGATATGATGAACTATTAAATGTCCTAGAGGAAGTCGATGGCAAAGTAATTATCTGGGCAAACTATAGACACAATATTGAAACGATAACTCAAAAACTAAAGGAGAAATACGGTGATACTTCGACTGCAGCTTTTTATGGTGATACAGAAAATCAAGTACGCATGGATCTTGTCAAAAATTTTCAGGACAAAGGACATGATCTCACGTACCTTGTTGCGAACCCTAAGACTGGTGGATATGGAATCACTCTTACTGCCTCTCACACTGTTGTGTACTTTTCAAACAATTATGATCTTGAGATAAGATTACAAAGCGAGGATCGTGCTCACAGAATTGGTCAGAAGAATAAGGTTACCTATGTTGATTTTGTTTGTCAGGGAACGGTTGATGAAAAGATATTAACTGCCTTGAAGAACAAAGTCGACATAGCCAGTCAAGTGATGGGTGATGAGTTGAAAAGTTGGATTACTTAGATTTTTTCTTTTGAGCTTTTCTCATTTTTTCTGAATCCCTCATTGTAGTTTCTAATTTAATACCAATATAACCTGTTGCGGCGGTGCCACCCATTATACCTTTAAAAATAGCATCATCTCTTTTTCTTTGTTTAATTCTTTTGATAACTCTACTTTCAGATCGGTCGCGAAAGGTTTTTTCCTTTTTCTTCTTTTTACCTAAAAGACCCAAGCCTTTTTTTGCAATACCGAAGATACTCATTACCTAGATATTCCGTAACCACGTTTAGCTAAACGACCAGCTACAGTTCCACCATTTTTAAAGTTATAACCTCTTCTACCAAGTGTAGATCTTCTGTCAGGTTTTTCTCCACGAGCTATTGATCTTTTTTCTGCTTGACGTGCTCTGATACCAGCTTGACTTTTTGATGGTGAAAACGGCTTGTAATCCTTATCAAACTTAGATTTTGGTGTTTTTATAGATCTTACACGATCGCCTTCTTTGGCTCCTGCTTTTATCTTTTTGGCACGAACTAATGATGGAATATTTTTAGCATTCTTTTTTACAGCATCTTTACCAAACTTTTTTATTGCTGCTTTGATACCTTTACCTGCTACTACTCTAGCAATTTGTGCTGCGATTGGTACTAAAGGGAGAACCATTAATCACCACCTGTGAGTTCGTCTTCAAGCTGAATGATTTCAGCCATAACTTCTGATTCGTTGTCCTCGGTCATTGAGCCACGAAGCTCTCTAATTCTCTCTAAGATATCTTCTTCTTTATCATATGACATTAGTTGGGCCTTACATTATAACCTAAGCCTTTAGTAGCTGCTCCGCCACCTCTAGCTGTTCCTCTAACAACACCACCATCTTTCATGTAACCCATTTTGTTACGGACTTTTTTTGGTAGCTTTGCTAGACCTGGATTCTTCTTTTTATCAACTGTTTTTAGATTCTTTTTCATAGAGCCTCCTACTTTTTCTTTTTGCCATAAAGCTTCATGGCTCTTGCAGTATATGCTTTTTCAACCATGCCTTTTGGCATTGGAACATCAACGATTTTAGACTCGTCAATAACTTTAGGTTCAATTATCTTTATATGATCAAATTTGTATTTACCCATGCTTGAATCCTACTCTTATACGTTCGTTTTTGCAACTATTTCTGCAAGACTTTCACATCTTTTTGTTGTCTGTTTATGCCACCTCGAGTCCTTCATCTCAGTAGCGGCGTCTTTCCAACGTTTCTCACGCATGGCTTTCCACATGTTTTTAAACTTACGAACACCATTTGTGCCTAATTGAAACACCATTTCTAGTATAACTTCAGATACATTGTCAGGTAAATCGTGTCCAACACACTCATCTATCAATAGATCAGCCCCCGCAGCAGCTCTATTCAGGTCTATATCAAATAGTTCTTCGACTTCTTCCATGGATATTTCAACGCCTTCAGCGTATCGTGTCCGTTCGTGAGGCTGAATAAGGTGGCCTATGCCGATCGTGGCTTTTCCTAGTGTGTCTAAATACATTACTGTGCGCACCCCTTCATGCAAACGCACCCTTGCTTTCAAGTCATCTGTTAAATCAATCATGATCCTATCCCCCAATGCTTTTGATGTTCATCGGGATCTCCTTTCTTAAATAAATTTGTAAACCAATATTTTATAACTGCCCACAGGTTTTTCATTATCTAGTTTACCTAATAAATCAAAAATACCATTATTCCCAACATTTTGCAAGTTAGCTTCTAATAATTGTGGCATGCCTCCCATTGGCATATTAGGGTTTGGTGGAATGCCCATGATCCCTGGATCGGGGTCCATAGGATATACTTCTTGTGGTCTGATCACAGGGCCATACATCATTCTTTTTTCCATATCTACTTCTGGTCTGATTGTGCCCATATCTGTATCAAAAAAAGGCTCACTAGACATTGGTGTATCCGTCTTCGGAACAGCGTAAGGACGCACCTCACCTCGCTGAAACAAATCTTGTTCTATAATATTTGGCTCACTAGGAATCACTGTCTCTTCTTCTGGTAACATAAACTGATTAGGTCCTGGTTCAAAGCCCTCGAACCTTGGTAACATATCTATGTTCTCTGGTGGACCTTCAGCAAGTTTTTTTGTTGCACCACCCTTATTCATTTTCAATGGCTTTGTCGGTAATTGACTTAACGGTGTTACAGCATCTAAAGCGATCATAGTGTTCCTATTCCTCTTTTCATCATTTGACTTTCTAAGGCATCATCTAAAGTTCCAAAAGCTAAATCACTTCGAGTTTGTGGTGCAAGTTGTGCTCCTGGAATATTTGGTTGTAGTGAAACGTCAGGTTGAAAAGTAGTATCATAAAAACGTTGTTCTTGAGTATCAGGTGTAACTCTTCTGTCAATCTCACGTAAAGTTTCTAAGTCACGTCCTTCTGGAGTTTTAGTCATTAATTCAATTTGTTTATCTCTAGCTGCATTTTGTTCTAATTTACTTTGAGGATTCTCTATTAAACTAATAATCGATTGATCAATCTCTTTCATAAAGTCTTGTTCTTCTAAATCTTCATCGGTTGGTAAGAATTCATTTGCCCACTGTATAAGGTCATTTCTTCTTGATTTTGTAAGAGGATCTTTTGTAGGAAACTTAACAGCGTCAGTATACACTTCAGTAAATGCTTTTAAAGCTTTAGGACTTGTTAATAATTTTGAACCATACTTTAACATTAATGCTGTCATAATAGGATTCATAGCCACAAATCCACCTGCGCCTGCGCCCATAGCAGAACCTAACATGATTCCTTTAAAACCACTCAAGGTAATCCTTCTAGTAACGAAGGTTGAAGGATCATTAACAATGAAAGCACCTGCCGCATCTGCTGCAGATAAAAAGTCTTTTATACCATTAACTGTTACGCCTGTGCCCTCTAATGCTTCAGTAAGAACTTCAATACCATCTTCAGTATCTAAACCTAGTTTCTTAGCAAATGCTTGTGGACTAAATTCTACCTGACCAAATTCTAACATTTCTGGTGCTGCCTTTTTCAAACCATGCTTTTGAATTAAATCAGGACTTGCGGAAGTAACATTTAAGTATTGATTAGGTGTTACACCAACAGGAAGACCTACGATTGAATCATTAAGGGCATCACCTAAGAGTCTTCTTACAACTCTTAATTGACCCGCATTGGGTGCAACGCTCGTAATAGGTAGAACTTTTTTAATGGTTTGATTATATGTTGGACTTTTTGGATCTAAATCTTTTACAAGAGTTTCTATATTAACAACCACACCTTCTTTATTACCCGCTTTTCTAAAAGCTTGTACTTGTTCAGGTGTTGCTTTTGATAGTTCTAATAAATGTTTCATTGCATCAGGATCATTTTTTGCTCTTTGTAAAATGGTGTCAAAAACTTCTTTTGTATACATCATGCCATATTTTTGATCAGGTCCTGGACCAAATATGTTTGCATTAACTTGTTTTACATTAGAGGCCACTCCACCTGTATAATCAGGTATAGTTGCTGCAAAATATTCATTAGCAGCAGAAAGTTTTTTCAAAGCAGTATTAAAGACAACATCATCCACTTCATTACCTATATTTTTAAGATTGGTAATATCCATTTCTAACATCGCAGCTAAATTACCAATGGCTTGTGCTTGGTTTTCTGGAATCTTACCTTTAAATTCTGTTTTAAAATTAACTGCAAAATCATTAAACATTTGACGAAGTGTGATTGCTTGTTCCATTGTAATATTAGGATCTAATTTTCCCAACATCCCATATAACTTTCCAAAAGATTCTTGAGACTTTGAACCTGGAAACTGAAAGGGTTCTCCTGTAGTAAGACCGGGAATACCCTCTTCGTACGATGCTCGAGTGTCATTAGCAAGTTTTCTAAAATTGTCTATATTTATAACTTTTTTACCTTTTAGTTTTTTGGCATACTCTTCAAAGTTTTCATATAAATATCGTTGTGCATTTCTTACAGACTCATAATTACTTTGCATCATCTTAGACAAATCCTTTCCTAACATTGAAACTGTTTGTAAAGGTGCTACAGAGTTCATTAATTTACCTAAATATTGTCTTGAAGCTTCTTGTACAGCTTGTTGTTGTGTTCCAAATTCTTTACCTACCCATGGTAAAACACCAATAACTTTACTGTACGCTCTCCAAAATGGCATATTGGTAGCCTGAATAATACCCAATGGCATACCGTAAGTGTCT